CGAATCGTGACTCGGTTGTTCTGGATCCATTTGGCGGATCAGGTTCCACACTTGTAGCAGCTCACACACTCGGAATGACCGCAGCACTTGTAGAATTGGATCCCATATACGCAGACGTTATCTGCAAGCGCTGGCAAGAACTGACTGGAATTCTTCCAATCAACGAACTCACCGGCAAGCCTTACGATTTCATAGGAAGCGACAATGCCTAATCCCCCAAAGACAATCGAGCAGAAGCGCAAACTTGGCAACCCAGGAAAGCGACCACTTCCAGATAAAGCAAACCTGATCGCATTACCAATGGCGCAGCAAACACCAGAACCACTTCGCCCACTCGGATCAGAAGGTGAGAAGATGTGGGAACGCATCTGGCAAGCAGGCCGCGCATGGATTTCTCCAACCACAGACATCGAACACGTCATGATTCTCTGCGAAACGATGGATGAACGCGTTCAACTTCGAGCGATAGTTTTCAGAGGCGGAGAATGGCGCGACCGCGTCGCACTGCGCCACCTTGATCACCAGATAACCGCAATGCTTTCATTGATCGCATTCAACCCGGTCGAGCGTTCGCGCCTCGGACTTGCAGAAGTGCAAGCACAGACTCGCATCCAGGAACTGATGACGCGAGCACGTGGCTAAGAAGAAAATACAATCATGGCCGCCGCGTTGGATAACGCCGGTGGACTTGGCAGACCGCAAACGCGGTGACGGCCCTTTATATTCTGAATTTGCAGAAGCCGTATGCAGAGTAACCAAAGATTCGGTGGCAGCACCAGCCGGCGAACTTTTACACCTGCGCGATTGGCAGAAGGAACTTCTCAACTACGCACTAGCACGCAGGCCAGATGGCAGGATGAAACACAGAGTCGCCCTAATCGGCATGGCGAGAAAAAATGGAAAGAGCGCACTTGCAGCTTCGATGGGTTTATCGGCGCTCACACTTGGCGGCAACGGCTCAGAAATTTATTCATGCGCAGCAGATCGAGATCAGGCACGCATCGTATTCGGAACAGCAAAGCGCATGGTTGAACTTGACCCGGAACTTTCTTCGATGTTCACCCTTTACCGCGACGTGATCGAATACAAAGACAAGGGATCCGTTTACCGCGCACTTTCAGCAGAGGCGTACACGAAAGAAGGACTCAACCCTTCACCGATCGTAATCTTTGACGAAGTCCACGCACAGCCAAACCGCGAACTCTGGGATGTTATGTCGCTCGCAGGCGGAGCACGATCCGATTCACTTCTCCTCGGCATAACGACAGCAGGAGTAAAGACGCAAGCAAACGGCCAGGACAGCCTCGCATATTCTTTATATCAATACGGCCAGAAGCTCGTAAAGGGCGAACTTGTCGATCCGTCGTTCTTCTTCGCCTGGTGGGAACCGAGGAACCCAGAAGCAGACCACAGGGATAAGCAGCTCTGGATCGAATCAAACCCCGGCTTCGCAGACATCGTAGATGCCGAAGATTTCGAGAGCGCAGTCTTGAGAACGCCAGAAGCAGAATTCAGAACCAAGCGCACGAATTGCTTCGTATCAACAGCAACCGCCTGGCTTCCAACAGGATCATGGGAAGCGTTGATCGACGCAGAGAGAACGCCAGAACCAGGCGAAGACGTAATCCTCGCATTTGATGGAGCGTTCTCAAACGACAGCACCGCGCTGATCGCCTGGCTGCTTGGCGGCGACAAACCGCACCTGATGGTTGTAGGAATCTGGGAGCGACCAGACGACGCAGAACAGGGATGGCACGTGCCGGTGGCAGAAGTCGAACAGACGATCATCGACACATTCAGGAATAGCAACTTCCAAACCAAAGAGATCGTCTTCGACCCGGCGCGATGGCAGCGCACCTTCATGGTTCTAGACGAGCAAGGAATGCCAGTCGTTTCTTACCCAAACAGCGCAGAGCGCATGGTTCCAGCAACGCAAAAATTCTACGAAGCCGTAGTGAATCAAAGCTTCACCCACGATGGCGATGAAAGAATGGCAAGGCACATAACAAACTGCGTCACGAAGCAATCATCTCGGGGCGTTATGGTTGCGAAAGCAAGCTCGAAGCGGAAAGTCGATGCGGCCGTAGCAGCAATCTTCGGATACGACAGAGCAACGCAACCACCAGAACCAAAGCCACCAGTGGCCAGGTTCTTCTCGGTTCAACTTTAGGAGCGCAATGAAAAAAATAGATTTCTCACTCGTAGCAGAAGTGACTGGCGTAGCATTAGCAACCACAGGAATCGCAATGCTCTCATTGCCGATCGCATTAATTACACTAGGAACATTTCTAGTATGGATAACAGAAAAGGCTAACTGATGAGTCTATCGAAGCGAATCAAAGCAGCAGAGCAGAAGCGCGTCAACACTAACCAAAGCCAATGGGTCGAACCACTTATCCCAGGACGCCCTGCTTTCATGGCCCCGTCTGGAATAGATGTAAACGCAGACTCCGCAATTCGCATGTCGACAGTTTATGCATGCGTGCGATTGCTCGGCGATACGATTTCCTCCTTACCACTTGCAGCCTACGTCCGACGCGGAAGAAACAGAATCTCATACGCTAACGTTTACGGAGAGCAACCAGCCTGGATCAACAAACCAAATCCAGAAGCATCGCGCCTAGAATTTTACGAGCAGATAATCGCTTCGCTTAACATTCATGGAAACGCTTTCATTCTTACAGTCCGCGACGACATGGACGAAGTACAAGAGGTCTACTGCATTCACCCGGACGACGTTCGCATTGAACGCCCACGTCCAGGAGAACCAATCATCTACAAGATGAAAGACCCAGAAGGAACCTTCTCGCGCATTTTGACGTCACGCGATATGAAACACATTCCACTCTTCAGACTTCCTGGATCCCTTTACGGCCTCGGCCCAATCGGAGCAGCTCGACTCACAATCGGCGCAGCGATGGCAGCAGACACATACGCCGCCGCATACTTTGGCAACGCAGCAAACCCAGGCGGCGTCATTGAAGTGCCGGGCGAATTAACAGAAGAGCAGGCAGGCGACATCGGCCGCGATTGGAACATCACCCACACAGGGCCGTACCGCGCAGGCAAGATCGGAATCCTTTCAGGCGGCGCACAATTTAGACCGCTGACACTTAACGCAGCAGACGCGCAGCTCTTAGAAGCCAGAAGATTCAACGTCGAAGACATTGCCAGATTATTCAGAGTGCCAATCAGCCTGCTAGGACACCCAGTCGCAGGAGCGATGTCATTCGCCAGCGTTGAAGCGCAGAACCTCTCATTCGTTCAGCATTCACTTCGCCCATTATTGGAACGAATCGAACAATCAATGTCCGAATTACTTCCAGAGCCGGACGGCTTCATCAAATTTAATCTTGACGCATTGCTTCGAGGAACCACACTCGAGCGGTTCGACGCATACACGAAGGGCCTTCGCGAAGGATTCCTATCATTAAACGACGTGCGAGCCGTTGAAGATTTAGCGCCACTCGGCGACGCCGGCGATCAATTCAGAGTGCCACTCCAGAACATCGACGCATCAGACGCGCCAGATGTAGGACTCAAACTTCGAGCAGAGATCGCGGCGATGTTGATCCAGGTCGGCTTTGATCCAAAGGCCGTAACAGAAGCCGTCGGATTACCAGAGATGACCCACACAGGCCTACCTTCAACCCAGCTGCAACAGATCTCCACAATTGACCCAGGAGATCCAGCTTCAGTATACGAGGTCAAATAAATGCCCTACTACGTAAGCGACAAGCAGAGCGACTGCGCAGGATGGGCAACCGTTAAAGAAGAAGCAGACGGCACATACACCACAATCGGATGCCACGAAAATAAGCAAGATGCCATCGACCAGATGGTGGCTATTTCGATCGCAGAAGAGATGGAACCAGGCGGAGAAGTAAGCAAGCGAGCCGTTGATTTATCAGTCCCGAGCTTCATCCAGGAGAACGCCAAGCGCGGCCTGGAATATTTGGCAGAAGGATATGGCGGCGATGGGCTGACCGAAGGAACCAAGCGAGCAGCTCGTGACATGGCAGCAGGTAACATAACCGAAAACAAGATCAGGAAGATGGCCCCCTGGTTTGCAAGGCACAAAGTCGACGGCGAAGCGCCGAAGAACAGCAACCCATCCGATCCAGGATACCCAGGCGCAGGATTAGTGGCCTGGCTTTTATGGGGCGGAGATTCAAACTTCAGCGACCGAGCACAAAACTGGGCGCAAAGGAAGATAGACGCACTCGACGCAGAAGAAGACTCAAGGAGCAAAATGACAAAGAAAATAGAACGCCGCACCTTTACGATCAAGAACGTAGAGGCACGCCAGGCAGAAGACGGAACCATGCGCCTCTCCGGATACGCCGCCGTCTTCAATAACGACAGCGTGCCGCTTCCATTCATCGAAAGAATCGCACCCGGCGCATTCAGAAAGACCCTGGCAGAAACACCAGATGTGCGCCTCTTGATCAATCACGAAGGCCTACCATTGGCACGCACGAAGAACGGAACCCTTCGCCTTAAAGAAGACGAAGCCGGACTTTACATGGACGCCGATCTACCAGACACCCAGGCAGCTCGCGACCTTTACACCCTGGTCGAGCGCGGCGACGTTGACCAGATGAGCTTCGCATTCCGAGTGATTCGCCAGAAATGGAACGATATGAGAACCGAGCGCACCCTTACAGAATTATCACTTGCAGACGGCGACGTCAGCGTTGTAACTTACCCGGCCTATCCAACCACCACAGTAGAAGCCAGGGAACAATTAAAGGCAGCGATGCAAGCAGTCAAAGAAGGACGCGACATCAGTCCAGAAACGAAGGTAGTTCTAGAAAATATTTTCTCCGATCTTTCAGAAGGCCACGAATACATTATGAAAGCAGCTCAAATCATGGGCGAATTTATGGCGATGGAAGATTCCACATACATGGACGAAGAAGAAGATCGCGCAGTCGACACAGTCGGCAGCTTCGTCTCCTGGGATTCTTCAGGCGGCACAGCACGCGGAAAGATTGAACGAGTTGTCCGCGAAGGCTCTCTCAATGTTCCAGAAACAGATTTCACCATCAATGCAGAAGAAGACGATCCTGCTGTTTTGATTCGCCTCTATCGCGAATTGCGAGATGGCTATGTTGCGACCGACACATTGGTAGGACACAAGGCATCAACACTCACACTGATCGATGCGCTACCAGAACCAAGTCCAGAAGAAGAAGCAGAGCGCAAGATTTCCCTGCGCCTTGCGCAAGCAATCGTCAACAATACAATCTAGAATTCTGCTGCAATCAGCAGATACAAAGCCGGAGCGCCTCTCGCACCCAACATGCGCCGCGAGATTAAGTGACACCACTTTGATCCAAACCCTAATCAGAAGGAGATCAACACATGTCAAAGTCTTTCCTTGATAAGTTGATCGAGCGTCGTGATGCAGTCAAGTCAGAGATGGACGCAGTTCTCGAAGCAGTAGCAGAAGAGAACCGCACTGACCTCACAGCAGAGGAAACCACAAAGGTGGATACACTCGTAGAAGAATCACGATCACTCGATACAAAAATCGAAAAGATGAAAGCGCAAGCAGATGCAGATGCAAAGGCATCAGAAATCCGCTCAGCAGTATCAGATGTCGCAATGCCACGCACCACAGGCAGCGCAACAGTTACACGCGAAGAGCGCACATACTCACCAGCATCAGATGCATCATTCGTAAAGGATGCATTTAACGCACAGTTCGCAAACGACTACTCAGCAAACGAGCGCCTCGCACGCCACATGCGTGAAGAGTCAATCGAGCGCCGCGATGTCGGAACCGCACAATTCGAAGGTCTTGTAATTCCACAATACCTCGTCGACCTTGCAGCTCCATTCGCACGCGCAGGACGTCCATTCGCAGACTTCGCGACAAACAAGATGGCACTTCCACCAAGTGGAATGACCCTGAATATTTCTCGCATGACGACCGGAAGTTCGACTGCGGTACAAGTTACACAGAACGATGCAATCTCAGAAACAGATGTGGATGACACACTGCTCACGATTAATGTTCGTACAATCGCAGGCCAGCAGGATATTTCTCGCCAGGCAATCGAGCGCGGAACAGGCATCGACACATTCGTAATCGCTGACTTGATCAAGTCATGGCACACAACACTCGACTCACAGATCCTCAATGGCGCAGGCACAGCCGGCACAATCAAGGGCCTTCGTGCATCAGGTGGCAACGCCGTAACATTCACATCAACAGCACCAACAGTCGGATTGCTTTATCCAAAGCTTGCTGACGCAATTGCCCAGATTCAGACAAACGCATTCGTTTCACCTACACACTGGGTACTTCACCCACGTCGCCTCGCTTTCTTGCTAGCAGCAGTGGACAGCACAAACCGTCCGCTTGTTGTTCCAGCAGCAAACGCACCGATGAACGCAGTAGGAGTCGGCGGAGCGCCAATCTACGGAAACTCCGGATACCAGATGCTCGGACTTCCAATCATCACCGATGCAAACATCGGAACAACATACGGAACAACAACAAACCAGGATGAGATTTATTGCGTATCAGCAAACGAATCACACCTCTGGGAGCAGCCAGGATCACCGTTCGCCCTTCGCTTCGATGCAACAGGCGCCGGAAACCTCACACTCAAGTCTGTCGTTTACGGCTACGCCGCGTACACAGCAGAGCGCTACCCACTTGCAGCCTCGATCATTTCAGGCACAGGTCTAAGCGCACCAACCTTCTAAACGAAGGCACGCAACAAATTGTGCAGGGCGAGTGGCCCACCCCCCGAGTCACTCGCCCTGCACTTCTAACAGGGGGAAACAAATGAAGACAGGACACAAAGTAACAATCGGCTCATGCGATCCCGGATCCGTAAATGGATCCTTCGCTTTCAGATTAATACAGCTCGCTCAAGCAAGGAGCAGCAGACTAGGGCCATTCGTAAGAATTAAAGGCTCCGGACTTTTATCCAAGCAACGCAACCGAGTGGTGAAACAATTTCTAGATAACACAGACAGCGACTGGCTTCTGATGTTGGACTCAGATGAACAGATCACCGTTCCAGCATTTGACGCCTTGATCGACACAGCCCACGACAAAGACCGCCCAATCGTCGCAGGCCTTGTCTTTGCAGGATTTGGAGTGCCAGGCAAGCCTTACCCAAAGCCAGTCCCCTGCATATTTCAGGACTCAGACAAGGGCTTCCTTCCACTTTACAAATATGACAAGAACGCAGTCTTCGAAATTGACGCAGCAGGAACCGGATGCATGCTCGTTCACCGCAGCGTTCTGGAGAAGATGCGCGAAGTCGCAGATCCAAATCAAGGAACCGACTGGTGCTGGTTCTGGGATGGGCCAGTAAATGGAGATTGGATCGGCGAGGACTTATTATTCTGCCGAAGGGCAAAGGCGCTCGGATTTACGATCCACGTCAACACCGCCGCCATATTGCCGCACCAGAAGAGCTTCTGGATGGAAGAGATTCATCATGATATTTGGAAAGATTAAGAAGACCCGGCGCAAGCCGGCAAAGGAAACAGCAACCGCCGATCCCAAACTAGAACGCGCAATGCTGCCGAAACCGGAAAGAAGGACGAAGCGTGGCCCTAACTAATGCCTATTGCACCCTGGCCGAATTAAAGGCCTCGCTTGCGATCACAGATGCCGTAGACGACACCCCACTCGAAGCAGCGATCACAGCAACCAGCCGCATGATTGACGATTACACCGGCCGCTTCTTTTAT